GAAGGTAGAGAAAAAGACATAGTTATTTCTTCCGTTATCCTGCACGACATAGTTAAATACGGGCTAGTGATGGAGAAATACACAACCAAAACTCACGATAGAGACGGAGCTGGATTCTTGGCTAAGATTGCAATTGACTTTGAGGGCATAGCTAAGAAAGATGTTTCTGAAATATGTAGTGCAGTTGCCTACCATACAGGTCGCTGGACGAGTCATAATAGGGCTAAAAAGTTTCCTGAGGAATACACAACTGCTGAACTTATAGTTCACCTAGCAGACATGTGCAGCGCTGGCAAAGAAGTTAATCTTGAATTTTTACAAGAAAATTTAATTGGATAGGAGGTTTGATGTTTTCTGATTTAAAGAAATATATGTTTTACGTTAAAATTAAAAACGTTAGGGATGGTAGGCATCAGCTCCCTAAGTATGCTACTGCCGATTCGGCTGGTGTAGACTTTTACGCCTACTTAGATGCACCTTTGGTGCTTAATCCTGGGGAAAGGAAGCTTATACCTCTTGGGGTTGCTATGGCTATACCCAAAGGCTATGAGCTTCAACTTAGGCCTAGGTCTGGTCTAGCCTTTAAGCAAGGCATCACTCTAGTTAACACTCCAGGGACTATAGATTCTGACTATAGAAATGAAATTGGGGCTATTGTAATTAACCACGGAACGGAACCAGTCGTAATAGCCGACGGAGACAGAATCGCGCAGGGGGTATTTAATGAATATATACAAGCAAAATTTGTGGCAGTTGATGAACTTGACGAAACCGAACGTAAAGGAGGTTTCGGTAGTACAGGGGTGTAACCCGCAGGAGCTTTTAAGCACAGGAAACATAGCTACTGATGTGTACAAAGAGCATCTAGCGAACAGACAAATAATTCTAAACGGCCCTGTAGATGAAACATGGATTGAAAAAGCTGTTATGGCGATAGAGCGTTTCAATAGTGAAGATGAAGAATTGACCGCTAGGGAAGTAGGGTACAACAGATTATACAACCCTATAACCCTATTTATAAATAGTCCTGGAGGTTACGTTACAGATGGTCTTGCGGTGGTGAGTGCAATATACCAATCAAAAACTCCTGTTGTAACTGTAGCACAAGGGCAGGCAGCTTCAATGGCATTTCTAATTCTAATATCGGGCCACGCCCGGTACGCCTATAAATTCAGTGCGCTTATGGCTCACTCAATCGCTAACTTTCCAGGCTACGGAAAGCTGCAAGACCATAAGGATAACGCAGACCAGCTAGCTAAAGACCAGAAGGTTATTGACAGCATAATTGTAGAGAGGAGTAGAGTAACGCAGAAGAGACTTGATGAGTTACATGCTAAGAAACAGGACTGGTATGTTACAGCAGAAGAGGCGGTTAACCTAGGGTTTATTGATTCTGTAGCCCCAGTGGGGCTTGAAGTAACCCCGGTAAGTAAACGCAAAGTAGCTAAGAAAGTTGCTACAAAAGTTAAATAAAAAAGGGTGGAATTAGGTATATAATATAGATACCCATAGGAGAGTGTACAACAATACACTCTCCTTTCTATTCTTTAAGAAGGAGAACAAAGCATGTATATTCACCAAACGTACGACCAAGAATTTGTAGACTTAATGATGTACCTAAAATCTAAATACGGACAGAAGTTGTTTGATCTTGACGGTATCGGCAAGCAATTAGACATGTCAAAATTTTCAAAGGGGTTCTTTGCCGCAACTACCACTGCAGATGCAAGTATAGACTCCAATGCCAACGTATCAGGCATTAATAACATAACTTATGGAGTAGAGCTACCAAAGCCGTACTACAAACTCAATAGTTATTACATGCTGTGGAAACACATGAAAAAAATATACGGAGAAGAGGTAGCTTGGAAAGCTATCGAGCAGCAGATTACTGGTGGGATCTACATAAATGATGCAACTGGAATCGCCTCAGGCACAAGCTACTGTTTTAATTACAGCACTTACGATACGATGCTTTTGGGCCTCCCAATGATCGACAAAATTAAATCTGTTCCTCCTAAATATCTATATAGTTTTAAAAGTCAACTTGAGCAGTTTGTGGTTATCGCAGCAAATAGTACATTAGGAGCTACAGGGCTTGCTGATTTGTTAATAGTCATGAGTTACTATGTAGGCAACCTTCTAAACACTAAGCAAGACGCTGGGTTCGCCTTTTTAGATGAAAAGTCTTGCTGGGAGTACGTTAAAGAGAATATCACTAGTTTTATTTACACAATAAATCAACCAGTTAGGGGAGGAATACAATCTCCGTTTACTAACGTATCTATTTTTGACAGGCCATTCCTTGATAGTCTGTGTCCTAATTACGTGTTCCCTGACGGGAGCTACCCAAATGTAGTATTAGTAGAGAAGATACAGGAGTTGTTTTTATCTGTAATGAACAAAGAAATGGAGCGCACGCCTGTTACTTTTCCGGTAGTAACTGCTTGTTTTTCAATTGATGACGATAAGGAAATACTTGATGAAAACTTTGCTAAGCTAATCGCCAGACAGAACGAAGCATTTGGGTTTATCAACATATACTTAGGGAAGTCTTCTACGCTTAGCTCGTGCTGTCGTTTAAGGTCGGATATGGATAATGAATACTTCAACTCATTCGGAAGTGGCAGTTCAAAGATAGGGTCTATAGGGGTCGTGACAATAAATTTGCCAAAGGCGGCTACTAAAGTATCTAAAATAAGTAACAGCGTAGAAAGGGAAACCAAATTCTTTAGTGGGGTGAAAGAGTTAGTGGGGGTAGCTGCTAAGATTAACCATACTAAAAGAACCATAACCAAGAAGAGGATTGAAAGTGGGAACTTACCGCTCTACTCACTAGGTTTTATGGAGTTGTCAAGACAATACTCCACTTTAGGAGTTAACGGGCTTAATGAATGCTGTGAAATTATGGGGTACAATATTCTAGAAAGTGACGGGCAAGATTTTGTAGTAGCTCTTCTAGAAACTATTAACCTTGAAAATGACAAATACCAGAAGTTGTACAAGACTCCACATAACTGTGAACAAATCCCAGGAGAAAGCAGTTCGATTAAATTGGCTGCTAAAGACAGACTTCTAGGGTTTAATGATAAGTACGATATCTACAGCAATCAGTTTATTCCTCTAGTTACTAAGGCTGATTTGTTAGATAGAATCAAGCTTCAGGGGTTGTTTGACAGTCACTTTTCAGGCGGTGCTATATGTCACCTAAATGTAGAAGAAAGGATAAATGACCACAATAAGATAGTAGATCTTATTAAGACGTGTGCCAAGCAGGGGGTTGTTTATTTTGCTATTAACTACAATATACAGCGATGTGTAAATGACCATATGAGTATAGGTAAAGATACGAAGTGTTCAATATGTGGGGCTGATGTTGCAGATAACTTTACGAGGGTTGTTGGGTTTCTTACCAACGTTAAATACTGGAATCAGGTAAGGCGAGAAGAAGACTACCCAAATAGACAGTTCTACAAAGCAGAGAAGGTTAAACTATAATGAGGATACTTACTACCCAATACTCCTTATCCTCACTATCTATTGACATTTATTTCGCAGGCTGCTCAGGCCCACATTGTTTTAATTGTCACAACCCAGAAACGCATGACCCTACTAAAGGTGACGAGGTATCAGTAGAAGAACTAAGCGCGTACTTAATAAGTAAATCAAAAGAAAACCCTAGGCTAGTTACTCAAGTTATGTTTATGGGCGGCGAGCCTACAGAGCAGCCTACTAAAGAGCTGCTTGAATTGGCTGAAAAACTTAAAAATGCAGGGCTTAAGACGTGGCTGTTTACGCGTAAGATTATAGCAGAGATTGACTTTAGTATTAGAAACCAATTCGACTATATTAAAACTGGTAGATACATAGACGAGCTTAAAGGAAATTTCGATACAGTATATGGAGTTACCTTAGCAAGCTCAAACCAAAAGATACTTAAAAAAGGAAAAGATTACTAGTAACGCTACGTTAATTCCCGTAGCGATAACTAAAAAGCCCCTCAACTTTAGTTGAGGGGCTTTTCTTATTTCTTCTTCCTTGGCACTCTCTTCTTCTTTGCTGAATCTTTTGCAAATAAAAGTCCTATACCAGTAGAAGCTCCAGTTGCAACTATACCGACGTTCTCGTACGTAATAGGAACTGCCCCTGTATACATACCATAGGCCATAGCCGCTGCTCCGGCCAATGGGACTACTCCTGCAGTTGATGTTTTCTTATCCTCAATAAACCCGGCAAGTATATCTTTTAGTTTCTTACCCATTATAGACTCCGTTGAAATAAGCGTATACTCTACTACGGTACACATCAATGTCGTGATCTTTTGTATCTATGCCCCCATCATTGTCGTGAAGCACAAGTGATTGGGATTCTACGTGCTTGTAAAGAAGCCTAGGAATCATAGGCACAGGGTCATCGTCGCATATTACCCTAAGATGATTCAAGGTAGGGCTGCTGCCCCATTTAAAGTATACTCTAGGAGACCCAAAGCTAATTACCTGACACTCCAAAGCTTCCGCTAGTATAATAGCGGTAGCTCCGCCTAGAGAGTGGCCTGTTATGATAAAATTTTTTGATTCTTCTTTTATTCTTTTAGCTTCTTGCACTAGGACGTTGCTAGCGCCAACGAACCCTTTATGTGCTATGTGACCTTTGGGACTGGGCGCTGGCCAAAACCTAAGGTTTCTACGCACGTTCATTTTATTATCAGTGCCTCTAATAGCTAAATAGGTAGTACCATCTATCTCGCATACATGATAGTACATATCATCTACTTGAATAGCTTGTGCATCATCGTAGCTATTATAGCAAGCGTCTACTGCTGATTTTATAGTGTTCATCTCTTCACCTTAAAGTGGAAATCAATCTTTCCACCAACTGTAGTTGCCGTGTCTGATCTATCACTCTGATACTTTGTATCGTTAGCTGATAGGCTAACATCGTAGGAGTCTAGCTGGTGCCTTGAGCAGCCTGATGCAATAACCATCAGCAGCGTACACATTATTATTCTCCGCCGCTCCGGTCCTCTATATTCTTCCTGCACAGTCACCTCCATTCACAGTGTTTGAAGTTCGTTTGCCAGGATGCTTTTGCGTTCGTGGGTGCCGACAGAAACTTCAAAATAGCCCGTCAACAGATTTCCAAATCCACCATCGAACGAGTAGGCTTTAAACTCTCCCCTCGTTTGACCATTCCAGCCTGATGACCATTACGGAATTACAAAATTGCTGCCAGCGGTCCAGCCCCCGGTAACGTTGCCGCCTGCGCCTCTATTTTCGATAACTCTTACTTTTGGCGTGTAGGTTCCCGCCCCCAATTTAGAGATGGATACGTTGTAACCTGACCCCTGAAAAGCTGATACATCTGAGGACTCAGTTAACGATACTGTCCTGCCCGCTGATATAGCGGCAGATTCGTTTGCATCGGTCCCACTTAGTTGCCAGATGATCTGGATAGTGCTGATTGTGTCACTGGTACCGATGCCTGAAACCGTACCGGAGGCGGCGAAGGTGGTGTTTGCTGCCGACACAAACTCAAAAAACCCAATATCAGCAGTAGTGCGTGAAGTGTCAAAATAGTCGGTGGCAGGGGCATTGAGTGACGTTCCCGCGTCAATGGCCGGTGAGCCTGCGGTGATTTTGTAGTCATTAACGCTGGTGGACAGCGATGCAGGATTCGCCAGCAGTGGGTCACTGGTCAGGCTGTTGTTGGCCCACGAGATACCGGTGTCGGTCTGTGAGGTGGTAGGTAAGGTACGGAGATCAATACCGGCCATAATAGTATTTGTCCCAGCCCCGTCGGTCAACTGCACCATTGATTTGTAAATGGTGTAGGTGTCGCCCACCTGCGGCAGCGTGTCCCAGGCTGGGACAATCCTCAATGTGGTAGCACTGGCTGTGTGGGCAATCATGCGGATCTGCCCCGCGCCGGTGCCAGAGGTGATTTTGATCCACATTGCCGACGGGCTGGTTACGGTGTTGATGTCAGTATCCCGAAAATCGTCAACCTGCCAGGTTTTTGCGGCGTCGGTGACCGTGCCGAACGGAGTTCGACCACTGGAACCGTCAGCCGGATTAGTTCCGGCGCTGGTGAACGAGCCGGTGCCCTGCACCAATTGGATAGCCGTGCCGCCATCCCATGCCAGTGTTTCGTCACTGCCGGGTGTGGTTACTGTCAACGCCAGGGCTTTGTTGGTTTGCGGACTGCTGTAGCTGGCCGAATGAAGTGCGACCCCTTCAACATTGCGCGTTGCCGCCAGATTGTACCGTTCCCCGCCCCACGTAAACGTGCCGGGGGTAACATTGAGATAGGCTGCAGAGCCGGAGTTGTACACAATATTGTTGTCGAGGCTGACCAGGTGCAGCCGGGTACGGTTGTAACGGGAGTTCCAGCCCAGCCCCACCTGCACGCCGTTGGTGGTCATGGAGTGGACAATGTTGTTGTCATACTCGATATTGGTGCCCACGGTTACGATGTTGGTGGTGCCAGAGCCGCCTATGTCGAGGTCTGACAACTCCAAGCCGTTGATTGCGTTATACAGCGTATTGTTTTTACACCTGATATTGTCCACCCATACGCGATTGTTATAACCAAGCTGGAATAACCCGGAGGTGTTGATGCTGATGCCGTGACCCCACGCCACGTTATTGTAAAAATCAACGTCGGATAAGTACTCGTCCAGGCTAGATGCGGCCATCATATTTGAGTGTTTGTTGCAGTTCCTAAAATTGTTGCCATAAATTTTTATATGCGACTCGTGCAGAATCGTCCGGTAATTATGGGCGAACTCGTTGTGATGAATCAGCACCGGGTGGCCGGCAGTTCCGTAAATATGTTTGATATACACGAGAGACGAGGCAATGGCGGACGAGCCGAAACCGTGCAGATAGTTGCCAGACATGTCCAGATCCGGCATCGGAGCGCCGCCATACTGCTTTGCCTCCCACAATTGCGCCGCGGCAATTTTGTTGCCGGTAAATGTAAAATTTGACAACGGTATAGGAATCGCGCTGTAACCTCCGGAAGAGACAAAATAGCGGTATGTCTTAACCAGATTGTCGCGCAAGGCTACGTAAGCGCTGGCCTCAGCGTAAAAATTAAGAGTGGCAAACGCGCTCGATACGGCATAGACGGCACCAAAATCATTGTTGGCAATCAGTATCGGGTCGGCAGCCGTGCCGGTCAGCGCCCGAAGGCCGAGGAACGAGGCCGAGTACCTTACCCGGTTGTTAGCAAACCTGAATAGACGGTCGGCTGCGCTGGCTGCGCTGTTTTTATATCTGACAGTAATTCCGCCATAGTTGGAACCTAACGCTGTGGTGTAAAAACCCATGTACTCAAAATTGCAGTGTTCAAAAAAGCCTTCGTTGTAGGTGGTATTCTCCAGCAGCTTGATGCCCCAGCCGGTATAGGTGAGGTATTTATAGGCGATAGTCGCGGAGATGGCGGCATAGTTCTGATCGGTTACTTTGACAAATATCTGTCCCATGTCGTGATTAATGGAATAATCCCCGACCTCGGTAAGGTTGGTCGGATCGGGCAAACCGTTGGCGTCCAATTGGTAATTTTTGCGGGTTGTGAATAAACCCGCCGGGGCCATCGCCGAGACGTTTATTGACGTGCTGCCGGTAGCCGAGTCGTCGCCGGGACCGGTGCCGTCTGCATTGGCTATCCAGTCGCGGTCGAGTTTGATGTTGATGATGTTTTTATCCACCCAATACTGTTTTTCGTGGGCGGTTGTCAGGGTAGTGGTGCCGCTGTTGTTCCAATTGACGCGGGCAGCCGGGGAGGTAAAGGTTATTTTTTTGTCAGCCGTGCCGACGGCGTAGACGGTGCCCTGTATCAGCGCCATGTTTTGCATTTCACTGGCCGAGTCCATCGCTACCGCGCTGCCCGGTTGTGGCTCGAATCGGCCGTACCGCTCAACTTTCAGAGGATAGCCCTGATTGAGTCCGTAATTGGTGAGCCCGGTAAACGTTACCGTCACGCCGTCGGCAACCTGCAGCCGCACGTAATTGGTTGCTGAAACCCCTTTAACCAAAACCCCGAACGTGGTGTTGTCTGCCGGATTGCCGATGGTCAGATTTTGGTCGATGATAAGAGTGATGACGCCGCTGGCCGGGGCGTTGATGATAACGGTGTCGCTGTTTGCGTTGCTGTCGTGACCCGGAATAACGCCGCCCTGCCATGTGGCCGAATCTGACCAGTTATAGGTGCCTGCGGCCTGGCCGGTGGCGTTGGTAATAGATGCTCCCCAGGCGTTGCTGGTTAGGAGGAGCAAAAATATACTTATAAAGAATAATCTCATCCCGACCTCCTATGGTACTAAGTTGGTAATAACTATGGTTGCACTCGGCAGTGCGTTAAATTCATCTATTCCAGTTTTAACCAGGTGCTGCGTTGTCATGATCGCCTGCCACATTGGGGAGCCTAGCGATACCAGTTCCAGGTAGGTATTGACCGGTATTTTTACCGACCATCCTGCCGATGTTGTGTAGCCTGTGAAAGTGGAAGGATGCGTCCACTTAACCTGCATGGATGATTGACCTGGGATGAGCCGGGCGCTGTAATTCGTGAACAAAACGATTCTGCCTGTGGAGTAATTGGCTAACGTCAATCTGCCGGTGGCGTTGGCAATGTAGGTGTTGTTGGTGCGTAACGTGGCATCGCCGGAAAGCCCGGTTAATGTGCTTTTCTGATACCGCGCATCCCCCCGCGTGTCGTTGTGGTACTGGGGGTGATCGTCGGCGGTTTTGTGGGCGATGCGCTTGGCGTGTTGTGCGGCGGAGTAGTCGTTGAAACCTTCGAGGGTTTTGTAGGTTGCTGCTGCCGTTGAGGTTGCAAGGCGCGCGTTAATATTGGAGTCTTGTGCTTCATCCTTTGCGGCTTGCGCCGTGCTGTAGTTGTCCTGGATCGCTTTAAGATTCTTACCTTGCTTTGCTGAGAGAGCCTCAGTAGATGAAGCGGAGGTTAGACTATCCTGAACAACTACTCGGTTAGGCATCCTATTGTAGTCTAACGTAGCGCTAGATAACCGCTTATGCCTCACAGCAGAAACACTTCCAACGTCAGTTTTATCCCCAGGAGCCGCATATATCTGGGCTACAAAGAAAGCGCCAATAGTCGCAGTGAAAAGTATAGTAGCTTTATTTTTAATTCGAAAGTTCATTTATAACTCCACTATTTTTAGTACAGTATTTCCTTCTTCGTCTAATCCAACCACTAACGTATATTGCGTGGTTATTTGCGTGTCTTCATGCTCCAATACTACTTGCGTGGCTCCTAAAACTAAATCGTCAATCTTATCTAGCGCCTTTTGCACAGTATCTTCTGCTGAAGTTAAATTACCAGCAAACCCAGTAGTAGCTACAGAGATAATACTTGCTGTATGAGTTGATGGGTGAGCATAATTATTGGCGCTATCTGCGATACCACTTAGCTTTGTTTTTTCAGTTGCAGTAAATGCTTTATTAGTTGTGCCATCAGTTACTATATCAGCAGAGTGTGTTGAAGGATGAGTATAATTATTTGCAGCATCAGATATGCCTGCTAATTTAGTTTTCTCTGTAGCAGTAAAAAGCTTATTCGTAGTTCCTGATACATGGTTATCAACAAGTCGGTCACTAGCATGATAATGGAGAGTGCTATCACCGCCGTCCGTTAAATCTGTTCGTTGAGCACTAGTTATGTGATGGTGGTCGTTTGCAGCACCACCTAGCAAACCAGTCAATCCCTCATGGTCAGTCATAGCAGAAATATCTGCCCACTCGTAGCCTGTGTTAGTGGCGTTTCTTTTAAGAGCTTTACTAGCTACCGGAGTTGGTATATCTGCTATGTCAGTTAAGAAAGATCCTGTCTTTGTTACAGTAGCCCACCCCTGAGTTCCTGTGTGGTTAGCCCTATCTCTATCAGCATTGTGAAAATGGAGTGTAGAGTTAATTCCATCATCTAAACTATTGAGATTAGCGGCAGATATAGTTACATCGTTTATAGTTGAAAGAGGCTGTGTATGGCTAAGAGGAGTTCGTGAATCACTAAGCCTAGAGTCGTTAGTGCCAACTGCTATAGGATTCTCAGCATCAACCGCAGCTACAGACAGCTTAACAGCCCCAGCTACTAAATTAGTAGCGGCGCTTGTTTCGCCGGTCACGATAGTGACTACAGTAGCCCCGTTATCAGGGTCATCAGAAACAGTTACTCCTGCTCCTACAAAATTAAGCTTCCCCTGTGCAGGCGCATTATTACCTTCGTCCTGTACTACGTGACCGCCTCCAGACAGAACTATATCATTCAAAGTCGCGTAAGGGTTAGCTATAGAAGGATTATTAGCAGCATCCAAAGCTATGTTCTGCGCAGTAGTTAAATGCAGAGACATATCTTGTAAATGCTGCGCAAAACCAGAAGTCTCATTGGCCTCTATAGAAGCGCCAGAAGCTTTAAACGTAGCCCAAGATAATACAGATTCCCCTTCAACTAAAGGAGATATAAAATCTTTAATCCCAGTGTGATTGACACTACACTTGTAGAAGGCTGTTTCTGTCGCTCTAGAAGTAGGCCAAAGTGCTATAGAAAACTCAGCCGAGCTGTTAGTAGTTACAGATTTTGTAACAGATGCTACTCTTTCACCAGTTACACTATCGAAAAAGTCTTTGGCTTTTCCGTACCTATCAACTAAGGTAAAAGAAACTTCTATATTAGACAGCAGATTACCTGCAGGATCTTTAAGACCAGCTCCGCTGTTAGATATGGTTCTTAGATTTAAGGCCATCAAGCACTCCTTAGTATAGGTAGAACATGTTCTACTTTAGATTAAAAACAGTCCTACTATATATTTATATACCTAAAACATGCAAATATTATTACTTTTTATTTTATACTTGCAGGTAGCTGCGCGTGTGGATAGTCTTTAAACGTCTTCCAAAAAGCGCCTGCCTCCAACCCAATATCTTTAGCAATATTTGCAGCTTCTAAGTAATCAGGTATACCATCCTTATCCCCATCCCATTTAATATCCCAAACCAAAGTCTTTCCATTCTTCAAAATGACTATATCAAAGGCTCTAGATTTACCATTAGCGTCAGGAAAGTGTTTACTATTCATAGTACTAGTCACTGTGTATTTGTTCTCAGAAGGAACTAGCATAGACATACCTGCGGCAAGCCGCAGTATGTTTACTTCTACCAATGACTTTCTGCCCTGAGCGTAGTAGGCAGTCTGCTCTGCTTTAGTTCTTAGTACGCAAGTTAAGGCGAACGGAACTCCAGCCTCTGCCATTTTAGCTGAAAATTCTTTAAAAAATTCCTGTAACTTTGGGTGCATATCAGAAATTTGAGGTTTCATTTTCTACCCTTTTTCTCTCTTGTTTTATTCTTAGTGGTGCGTTTAGTGTTACGAGAGTTGCCTTGATTGGTCTTTTTAGACTTACCTTTCCTTTTGCCCTTAACTTCTTTGTCAATTTTAGATGTTTTAGGTACTGCTTTGAGGGCTGGTTTTTTTGCCATTAGTATTTTCCTTTATGCTAACGTTAATGTGGTACTTCTTACAACCCCATCAGCCCCTTTTACCTTAACTTTAAGGCTAGTATTGCTAGTTAACTCAAACTGCATAGTTCCATTTACTGTAGGAGTTGAGCTAGCCGCTGGGCTAATAGTAAGCCCGTTTGTAAATTTCTGGTCTAGCCTGCGTATAACCTCAGTAGTCAACCAATGAGGCCAGTCGGCTGTATACATGTCTATCTCAGCTAGATTAAGGTTAGGTGTGTAGTAATTGCTTATTTGGTACTGTCCACCTGTAACAGCGCTACCTTCATAATTAACACTAAGGCTAAGCAAAGTATCGCTAGTAATAGCAGCTACTTGATAAATAACAGAATCACTTCGTACTTTAAAGCTGTTACCTACAGTAACTCCAGTTAAGAAGGTAGTGCCGCTTCCGACTACTTTATTGCTAACTGTGTCGGATACCTGCGGGGAGCCACTACTTCTTACTTGGTTGGTATCTAGAAGTGAATTAGTAGCAGATGTTAGGTATTCAGTGTAATTAGCATCAGTTGAGGCTTTTCTATATATTCTGTATGAAGTTGCCCCAGTAACTGCGGTCCAGGTTAAGTACACAGCGTCATTAGTGGAATTAGCCACTACTGCGTTAACCGCAGCAGAAGGCAAAGACTCGCCAGAAGGAAACACAGCAGCCAACTTATAGTTATATGTAGCTAGCGGTATGGTTCCACCTGTAGTAAGGCTGGCGGAAAGTCCTATAGGAGCTGTTCCTTTGTATATTGAGATTGTTCCGTTTGATATGTATGCCACTTGAACCCTCCTAATTATATGTATAACCGTACTCTGGTAGTTTAATAGTAATCCACGTCAACCCTTTACAAGTTCCTATTGAGTCTAGTACTCTTCTAATGTTAGACCTTGATGTTTTTAAAAACTTGGCGGCTGCTGTAAGCGAATCGAATACTTCTCCAGTATCAACACACATTACCTTCCTCTTTAATTCATCTTTTATTTGCCTATTCTTTAATTTTATTGATATTTGTCTTTTAATATCATTTGATAGTGTTGACCCTACTGCTCCACCACTACGCAGGTTATATAACACGCTGCTACTTTTATAAAAATTTATCCAAAATTCTTCTTTAAGTATAAGTTCGTCTCTACTCACCCCGCTATCTATAACAACCCATGAAAAATTAGCAGGTCCATATTTACGTAGAGCCAAATGAAACAACGATATTCCTTGGTGTTTGCTTTTAGCTCTACTTATGTGCTGTCTTTTCCTATGCTCTAAAGAGTTAGTGGTGTACCCTATATAAATTTTTCCGTTTATATTGTTCGTAGCTTTATATACTATCACTATAAAACCTCAATAAAATCAAATAGTTAATCAGCCGCAGTGGTAGCTGCAAGCTATCATTCTAGTATCGTCTTCGTCGTCAGCCCAGATGCAATCTTCTCTAGCTTTAGCTACTGTATAGTTGTGAAGAAGGTCATCATCCTGCTTCATACCTTTCCCAGGTCTTGAAGAAGAGCAAATGTAATCACCCGCTTGAATGTTGCCACCGTCTTTACATACGTTTATTCCCCCGTCACCAACTGCATTTATATGAATTAAATCATACAGTTCAGCTAGTTCTAGGTATCCGTCTATAGGTTGCCATGAAGTGACCCCTTTAGGATCGACTATACCCTCTTTGGTTTTATCCACTAGAGACATAGGGATCTCTTCGGATAACGATACTCTCTCTGAACTGGCTACGCCTATAATATCTCGTTGCTTCTCTTTAGTTGCCACTTCGTGTACAAATATATTTTGTGCTATATCCCTTTTATGTACTAAGGACACATCTACAAGTATATCTCCAGTAACAAGTGCCAAATCTTTACTATATAACCCTTCATGCGCTCCGGTAAACGACGCTACTACAGTTCCTTTTATCTTATTAGACCCTGCTGCATAAAAATCGTACCCAATTCCGTTACCTTGTACGCCTTTGCCCCCAGCCCCTTGTGCAGACCCGGAGACTCCTATAGCATTAGATGCATTAGCAGACCCATAAATAGCTACTGAACCGAAAGACGAACCATATATAGCCACATCATCTGCTGATAAACCTACTACTCCCTTTTTATACCCTTGCAGCAAATTACCAAAAGAAGCAAAAGACTCTCCCCAGGTGTCCACCGAGTTTCCTATATTAACCATAGCGGTGTAATTACCACTACCATTAGCGTCACATATAGCTATAAACTGCCCTATATCAGAATTTACAATTAGGCTAGGTTTATTAAGTGGAGTACAAGTAACTCCTGCCGGGTGTGTATAGGCTATATTACCAGAAACCCCTACAGGTATACCTTGCAATGTATTACCGCTTTTTGATGTGTAATAAAATGTTTCTACACCTCCGCTACTTACCAAATAAGCCCACCCAGACGCAGGGAACTGCTCAGCTGATCTTAGTGTTATAGATGAAGAGTTAACTGGTATAATATTAGGTGAGTAACTACCGCTAGTTAAATAATTCTTATTTACTATCATTCCAGAATTTATGTTATCAGCGTTCAACTCTCCAGTATAAACAAAATTAGGCCCAATAGTAGTATAACCCCCGCTTAGCACCGTTCCATCTGGAGCTTTAAAATCAGTTCCTAATGTAGCACCCACAGTTGCCCCATTCGCGGGTCTTCCAGTTCCTGAAACTTTAGACCAATCCGCACCAGGTAGAGTATCTAAAACCTCAGCCGTAACAGAAGTAGGGGCAGCTGTATCAAAAGTAATCTGCCATCCTGTCTCCCACAAGTCCTTAGACATTCCAGCGTAACCGAGTGTCACATCCCGTATAGTTATCTGTGGATACGACCATGCATCACCTACATTGCCTATCCAGACCGCAGGTAAACTAGAAGATACCCCAAATCTTACAGGGTATTCTACGTTGCTTGACCCTACCACTCTAGCTGTTACGTTATACCAGGCGCTAGCTCCTGCGTAAGCATACCCAGCAATTTCCATAGTACATGAGTACCCGTTAAGATACTCGTAAATATCCACAAAGAACTTAATCATAGTATCTGCAAAAACAGGCAGGCGTATTCTAATCGCCCCATTCTTGGATGAGTCAGTAGTTCTGTATTGCCCTCCATCAACTGACTTCAAAAACCCGTTCATGTTACCAGCCCACTGGCTATTAGTCATAGGCCCAAACTGAACATTGCTTATAGAACAGTTTGAGGAGTGCATGGAGCAGTCAAAATACAGTTTAAGATTAGCCGCCGCAGGGGTAAGTGTACCAATAACAGTACCATTCTTAAGAAGCTTAACTACCACTCCGTCGTAAACAACTGAAAATACATCCCCAGCAACATAAGTGCTCAGCCCTGAAGCAGGTGTCTGGACACCGAATCTATAACCGTAAACAGTTCCGCTAGCTGTTATGTTTATAGCGTAATGAACTGACGCGTATGATTGATTATAGGTAGGCTCTGTTGTTAACCCTGCCACAATATCTCTATCGTTCCTATCAGCAGTAAAAGTACAGTATGAGCCCCCGGCGTATCCCTCTTTACTATAGCAATCAGAGTCCCAAGCCGCAGCTCCATTTACTTTAGAAATCTTATTACCGTCAACAACACAACTATTTCTAGGCACTAAAGTGGTAGGCTTGCTTTCTACTTTTCCCCAAGATATAGTAGCATTAGCCCCCATGCTAATACCATCATCGCCTACAACAAGACCAGTAACCTTAGCTTGAGTTATTGATGCGTCTGCTACCTGTAAACTGCCTATAGTCGCTTGGCGGATAATAGCCCCATCCATCTCCATACTATTAGCTTGCCGCATGTAGCAAAGGTAGTTGTTAGTTCCGTTACTAGGCGCAGAAGAAGTAACAGCAATTATTACTTGACTTGCTGTTAATGCAGGAACAGCTCCAAACGCTGCTTTAGAGATAGTAGCAGTACTACTTGAAAGAGTAGCTATAATGTAAGAGTTGTGGGCACTATCTAGTGTTCCTTGGGCTAATGTGTATACTGTGTCGTTTCTTATAATGCTACCAGCGGTCCAAGTAAGTGTTGTGCTTGCAGAACCAGCAGGGCTAAAATTAAAGATAGAATCTCTAACCCAGAAGTCTGTCCTAAGTGTTGTGTATAGTTCGTCAGGAAGAACTTGTGGGGCAGAAACGTAAACTGAGTACTGTGGTGAGTAATTAAGCCCTAACTCGCCGAATGCATCTACTGCACACACGACGAAATTCCACGTACCGAACAAAGTTACGGGAAGTATGAACGAAGTCTCTGGTCCTCGGTTTACCAAAAGGTTTTCCGCAGGGATAAACCCACTAGATTGACTTGCGTAAACCAAGTAATGAGACACATCTATCTCACTAGAAGGTGTGAAGTTTACTGCTACAGAATCGTTAAAAGCTGTAAGAGTAACGCCACTAACCACAGCAGGAGAAGGATTGCTAACATCTATAGTAGCCCAAGCCCCTTCTCTACCCAGTTTATCTACAGCGCAAGCTCTAAACCTAATATTTCTATTAATACCGTCAGCGTGATTTTGGATATAAGTGTACGTATACTCTTCTGTAAAAGACTTGTCAGTTCGCCTAACAGACCCAGAAGAGTTCAAAACTTCTATCTTATAGTACTTCAACCAATCGGCAGAAGAATCAGAGCCAGCTCCATTAGATTCAGCACCTGCTGAAAGCCCAGTTAAAGCATCTAGTAACTGAGGTTTGCGCCAAGTAAACTTAACATCCTTACCTAGAAACTCAGTGTTGTTGCCTTGCCCGTCAATTTGAAGACCGGATATTCCTCCCAGCATTACTGTGTTAGACAACGAAGCTGTTAAAGTAATATCAGCAAACGGAAGATTAACTAAATCATAAAATGCATCATTAAGAGTCTGCTGCACTCCTTCTTTGTAAACAGCACACGCTACAAACTGATACCTGCCGCTGGTTAAGACTTCTGGGATAAATACATGTCCAGTATTATCTATTGACAAAGCGGTATAGACCCCTGAGCCATAAACCCCATAGTATATAATTACACCTTTCCAGTTAATCTGCGTAGGGATTGTGTAATAACAATCAACGCCAAACTTAACTGCTCCAGATGAATCTGTGTAGGCTCTTTCCTCTACTTTGAAATTTGTTATAGACGACACATTTAATACATCAGGCAACCTAGAATAGTTTACTTGGTATACTGAACTAAGCCCAGATATATCATCTGCGCTATCATAGATAGACTCGTTGTATTCGACACACATTACTTCTACAATTTCATCTGTATCTCTTTTAAGCCCTATTATTTTAAAAGGCTTAATTAGATTAGTAGCTTCGCCTACGTAGTAAGTGTCTCCCGATTTAGGAGCAGGACTAGGATCTTCTGAAAGCGTTATTGTAGTATACGCTCCAGGGGCTGACTGTACTAAACTATAGGTTTCAGGCGCAGCCACCCCGTCAGTTATCATAACAGCTAGCACAGAACCTTCTATAAAGACTGCCTCAGCACTAAGTTCTAGTTCTCTAGTGCCTGTATTGTAAGATACAACTTTACCTCCATACCCCCACTGAGGAACGTCGTGCTGGACTCCTATAACATCGCCAACTGTTGACATTATGCCGTGAGTGCCAGTTTTAAAACTTACGGTAGTAAGTAGGTTTTCCCCAGCAGCAAGAACGTACTTTCCTAAGGATTGAGCTTGCTTATAGCTAGTTACTCCTTGTAGTTGTATAGTTTTCTTGCGCTCTTCTATAGTCAGGTCGTTAGCTAGGCCGGCTGACTCTACTATAAGAATATCGCTTTTGTAATCGTCATCTTTATTTAGATATTGTATCTCGTATGAGTTGCTTATACCCCGATAAGAAGAACCAGCCTGCGTAAATTCTTTAATATTGCTCATGTTAAAAATTTGAGAAATATTCTTCTTACGGTCTATGTCAATCCACACAAGCCCTTCTGAGTAATACCACGACGCGCGCATTACGGTACAAATTGCAGTCAGTATTTCAGGAGCACTTTTAGATTCATCTATTACAAGGTTAAGACTAAACCTAGGCCTAGCCGCAGTCCAATCCGCAGAAGCAGGGTCAGTTACTACTGTGCCGTCATCTTTAATTCTAACGTCGCAGTACTCTGCCATTGTGTAGAAGTTGGCCAGCATTAAACCGTGCTTGGATGGGTCTATTTTGAAATAGTTGCCAAGCCCGTATCTCTCGTTAGTTAGAATATCGTAAAGGCACCATATAGGGTTATCCGTCCAAGTTTTAGTAGAGGTAAGCTGACCGTTCCAGTTAGCGTACCCTCCAGGCATGTATCTAGAAGAGCCATTATAATTGCTTCCGTTTGTGCCAGCAGGAACTTTTACTTTTACGCCTTTGACAACAGAGGTTATATTAGGCATACTACCAGAAATCTGGTCAGTAGCTTTTATACGCAGACCTAGAAGTGCAGTGTTGACATACGATATTTCACTAAAAACTATCTCATCAACTGACTTAAGATATATATTGTCGCCTATGGAAAGGTCAGCATGATGGTTGTCAGTAACTCTTAGTAAACTAATACTATACGTACCAGTGGTAGGGAACACCATCTCTCTTGCTACAGAAACTTCCGCCTTAGTAGCTTTTGCCGTTAGTTTGTTCCAGTCTTTATAATTTTGTGGTGCCGGATATTCTATCCAATCCACCGCGGACTCTTCTTTATAGAATAGTTTGAACTCTACGAAGGTGTCGTTGGCATTATTATAAAGTACTGGTGCAGAAATTACAACACTAGCGGCATCAACGCTAGTAGTAGTTGTTACCACCGCCCCCATAGTAGGGTTATCTTGGTTTGGATAATCCGGCTTACTCGCTAACATGCTATACGTGTATGAGTTCTGTACCCGGTTAAACCCGTACATTGAATTCCGATTGTCTAATGTGTCTAGTGCGGTGGTTTTAAGTGTATAATCATTAACTACTAACGTGGTTTTTCTGGTATGATTATGGTCATTATAATATGACAACCACTCAGACAAATACACTTTAACAGTAATAGGAGTATTTACAGGGTCAAACGATAAGTCTACAGTAGCAGTAAATGGGTTCATTATGTATGCAAACAGGGAACCACTGGGGACAACCCACTCACGGAAAGCTGTAACTGGAAATACATTTTCTTTTGTAGCTAGTAAAGTGCCCCCAGAATAAAGTTCTACTTTATTTATAATTGTATCCGTGATGCGATCGTCAAAGGAAGAGGTATGGTGAGAAATACCGTGGCTAAAAGGTATTGATACCCCGTTAATATACTCAGCATTTAGTAGTATAAATTCAAACCCGGTTTCCTCTGGGTAGACATAGATAGGAGACGTGTTTAGATTATAGTAACTGCTAGTTTCTTTAGGGGCAATTAGAGGCCACTTGGGTTCATTATTAACAGTACCGGCGCGCCAGAACGCAGCTATATCCTCGAAATGTGTTATATTTTGGTCATTAACTTTTATAGAATTTACGTCTATACTATCTATCTCTCCTTCAGACAACCCATATTGAGCATAGAGAAATTGATCGGTTCCTAAAACATCTACAAATGCATTAAGAGTATGCCCACCTACCCTATGCTCCCCGTAAATAATACTTACAGGAGTGCCTGGAGTAGTGGTATTTTTTATTCCTGAGAATGTGTAGGTAGACGAAGTAGAGGTGCCTGAATCAAAGGTCGGGAGTGTAGGCTGCCCTATAATAGCCTCAGCGATTCCACCTATTATTAGAGAAGCTCCTGTAGTGTATAAGTAGGTCTGAAACGGATTCCCAGGCCAAATTACATTACTAATAATACCAGCTACTATTAGTACCACCCCAGCAATTATCTTTCCGACAGCCCCAGCACCTTCGGGAATATCCCTACCAACATACAACACATCTTCGGCAGTAACTTCAACCCACAACGAGTCTGCCTCGAATACATAGCTATCGTTTAACTTAAACGAAGTCTTGTCAGCTTCTTCTGAGTTCTGAGCAGTAAGATACACAAGCAACTGAGGAAGTTGATTAAAAAGATCCTGTAGATTCTCATTTAAAGTAGCACCTACTGTAGTTACTTCATCTTTAAATGATGTGTATTTTCTAAAATGTGGGTCAAAGATTACTCGCAATGTAAACCTCTTGTGTATACGCTGTGTATTTTATCTGCCCAAAAACCTTGCCTATACTCGCTACAGATAGTTCCTGCTTCTATGGTGTGGAGCATGTAGCTTTCATCTAGTACTATTGCTAAGTGTTTCGGGTATCCTGATTCGTTTATTAATATAATGTCATACTTATTTACGGTGTTAGTTTTTGTGAATCCGAAGCTTGAGTACAATCGTATAACTTTCTTAGCATCAGTTAGGTGCCAATGTTCTTCATAGTCTGTATAGTCAGGTAGGGCTATGTTTAAACTATTTTTGTAAAACAGTAATATTAATCCTAGACAATCACAGCCATTGAAGTCTCTTCCTAGATGTTTATGCGGAATTTTTAGATAGTCTAGATAGCTCATATTGCTCTTTAAATTTTTCAAATTGCCATTTGTAATTTCTGTTTTGTTTTCCGTAGATACTGTGAAACATTTCGTGGCAACTTTCACACAAAGTAACTCCATTACTTAATTCTGTACGCAGTGTAGGATTATTAGCGTAATCTTCTAAGTGATGCGCATTTAATTTTCCACCCACTTCTCCACAGCACTGGCAAGTAAAACTATCTCGTCTGTATACCTCTGTTCTCCAGACTGCGTATGCTGGGAACGCTCTACCTGCTTGTCTGTGTTCGTCCGTTAATTCTGGGTTATAATTGTGGTGGTTTGGTCCAGTACGATCTACTTTTAGTATACAACCACAGGACTTTGTTTTTCCGCCAGTTAGTGCTGATACCAGAACACTTACAGTATTTCCGCAGTCGCATAAACATTCCCACTTATATTTTCCATGCGACTTGCCTGATATTTTTATGGCCGTTAATTTGCCAAACCTATGGCCTGAAATATCTTTTATTGGAGGAGTATACTGGTTTAGTCTAACTACAGCACACCCACAAGAAGAAGATTCATGTAATGACACAAACATTCTAGTAACTCTTTTGCCACAATCACATACACAATTCCATATAATACACCCGTTACTGCTTCTGCCGTGTTCGGATTCCACTACTAATTTTCCGAACCGTTTTCCTACCAACCTCTTCTTATTTTTAGTGCAACCACAGGATACTACATCACCACTTCTCAAACAATCACCAGAAACTTCTCTAGTATTACCACAATCGCACTTGCAGAAATAGTAAATGCTTTCTGACTTATTTATCTTTCCTATCTCGTATAGTGCCGTTAATTTTCCATATGTATTTCCAACACAGTTTTTCTTTCCGCCTTTACCTAAACAACCGCATGATTTTTTATCACCACGATTTAAAATGTGAGTAGTAGCTGTTGTTAATTTGCCACAATCACATAGACATTCCCAAATAACTTCGCCCCATTTATTTCTACCTACATCTCTTAACACTGTAAGCCTAGTAAATACTTTGCCGTTCACAAAAAACCTCAATAAAATCAAATAGTTGTCAGAAATATAGCGTTCGTCTCCCGTGTGATGGCACACCGGGGAACGCGCCAAACCTAGCCAAATTATTATGTGCTTTGCAATCTACCAAATCTTTCTTACAGGTAGGCAACTCTCCAGTGTACCCGCAGGTAAGCGGGTCTTTATATCTCCAATAGCAAACACTGGTATATCTGCGCCTAGGTAGTTTAACGCTAAAGTCTATCAAAGGCTCTAGATTAAATTGAACAGAACTTTCATTAGCAGTGTACGAGTCAATTACATAAACTTCTTCTGAAAACGAAGTAGTGCTAGCGTCGGGGTTTGGGACTTCTAGTATGTTTCCATTGCCGTCTTCTACGATTATGTATGCTATCTTGAAAGCATCTTGGTTTGTACTTCCAAAATCAAACCTTAAATCGGTTATGGTGCTAGTAACCCAATCATCACCGCCGTTTGAAAGTTGCGACATATCATAAATTAACTCTATATAGTCAGAAAAATAGGTAGGTTGTGCTGCTATCTTTTTGTAAGATTCTGTTGCCCCATGTAGTGTGGTGTGATAAAACAGAATACCTTCCCAAGAAGTACCTGCTATTCGTTTTATCAGTACCTTAACCTTTGTGTAAGTAGCACCAGAAAATGATAAGTTAGATATGTAAAACATAGGGTCGTTGGACGTAGATGTTACTAAAACGCCATCCCCACCAGTCGCTAATGTAGCACCACTTGCTCCCCACCCGCACACACTATTTTTAAATTTCCAGCCTGTGTTTACCGTGTCTAAAAACTTAGCAAATACAGTCTTAACTCTTAAAGTACAGCCCCTAAGACCATTGTAGTTCTCTAGCATAGACGAAATAGTCCTGTCTACGTTAGAGACTTGTATATTAGCCTTATTAATCTCTCCTGTGCTAGTTACCTCTACTCCATTAAATTTACATGGGAATTTAGAGTACACTACACTATTATAGGTAGCATCGTCATTGCTGTCGCAAAAGGTGAAGTCAGGCACATCAGGTACTTCTAGAGTCATCAAATGTAAAAGCTGCGATTGTTCTTCTGCTACAGCTTCTGTTTTGAATAGTGTGGTTAGATTTTTAGGCATAGGGTGTGTAGCTCCAATCGTTTCCTGCTACTATAAGAAAGTCGTACATTATTATGTTCTGACAATTTAAATCGGTTTCAGAAGGTTCAGTATTTCCATTTAGATGACTATGGTAAATACATAGTATGTCTGGTTTTGTATTTAGCAACGTGAACCATTCTCTCTTGTCAAATACAAAAGTGTTATGGCTGCTTGAAACGTTTTTTATTGGGATAATGGTGTTGTCTTTTAGTACAACACCACAGATTTCCTTGCGTTGCAAAGCAGCCATAACTTGTATTTTTTCTATAATATCTTTAGGGCACATTAAGGTACTTCCTCAAGTTTTATTGAAAGTTCGTATAGAGGCCCAGCTACATTATGAAAAGTATTTTGGGCTTGGAAAACGTCCATAGCAAAAATTACCTTGTACGTTATTTTAGATACAGGATCGACCCAGGTAAAGGCTTCTACCGACCCTAGTCTTGAGATGAAAAAATTTCTAAGAGTTAAATATTCTGTGGCATTTAACGCTACATACTTAAACTCAAAAGTATTAATAGGCTTCGACCTAGCGCGTCTCTGACTATGAGAGCTATCAAATGGGTCTTTAATAGTGCTGGTCTTAACACCGTACGTAATAGGGCGAGACGGATTTCTAATTTTTTTCCCAGTGGTAGCATCTACTACAGGGTATGCTGGTATTGACATTAATTTATACCTCTACTATAGTTATATACCTGAAAGGCGGAAATTTTATTAATTTCCTTGCTGTGCAAATTTAATCGTTTTATATGTCGGGCCTCGTTTCGCTATATCAAGGTTTATTACGTTTATTATCTGGGCATCCGAAGTCTGTGGAATTGTATTTGGATCTACGAGATTTATAATTTGCAAATTTCCTACTTCAGAGCTGCCTGCTTTTTCTTTTGTAGCAGCCGCACCACCCGCACTTCCTCCGTCAGAGAATCGCTTAACCCTACCTTCATTAAGTTCATTCATAAAATCAACACCGTACTTTCTAACAGATTCTGCCTTAACTACAAACTCTTCTGGAGCCAACATAGCAGGCACCGAATCAATACCTTTAACCCCTCCAGTAACGTAGCCCCCGCCAGCAAAACCTGCAGGGCCGACAACGGTAGTTTCATAAGGACTAGGAGTAAACTGTGCTCCGCCCATATCTGCACCGCCCCCGAAAGACGAGGCTATTCCTATTATCTTCTGTACTATAGCCACTGCAATCATTTTAGCTATGTACTTCTGTAGCATATCTCCGATATCTTTAAGTATCCCGCCTAACCCTTCCCTGAAAGACCGCCAGGCATCTTGCCCTTTACCTAGGGCCGTAATCATATTGTCTATAGTAGACGTTAATCCATCTCCTAGAGTAGAGGTAATATCAGCCCCTAGCTGCTCAGTACGCTCATTAGTAGTGCCAAACCCTATGGAACCCTTCTTAACCCCTCTACCGAAATTACCGCCGAAACTATTATCCTTCTGTCTAGCTAGTTCTGCGTTCTGCTGTTTTATAAGCTGCACCACCGCAGAATGTTTGTCTTTAAGAGACTCAAGCGCGTCCACATTTTCTTTGTAGTACTTGTTGTTTTCATTATTTTCACTAACCCAAACTTCAAGGCTAGATATATTGTCTTCGTAGGCTTTTTTCTTAGCAGCAGAGTTTTCTAATTGTGCCTCAGTCTGCTTTATAGTCAACTCTAACACTTCTTCTGCTGTGGCTGCATCTTCTTTGCGAAGCGTTATTTCTTGCTGCCGAGTGAACAAAACCTTGTCGGCCTGCTTCTCCAGCCTATCAGACGTTATCTTTACTCTACCTTCATCAGGCAAGGATTCACCTAGCTTAGGTATAGTAGAGACTTTATCATCTCTTTCCTTCTTAAGAGCATCAAGCCTTGCTTTTAATGCTTTATCAGCCTCACCATTTCCTTCATAAAGACCATAAGCCCCAGACTTTTCCAACAATTCACGCTTGGCTGCTGCAGCATCTTTCTGGTATTCAGCTTCATAATACTCTACCCACTTCTGCCGTAGGCGCATAGACGCCGCAAGCTTATCCTCAAAAGAAGCATTTCCGTCAGATAGCACCTTCTCGTCTAACTTCATAGTGGCCTTTAGGCCATCCATCTTAGACTTTTCTTCTAGCTCCGTAGTTTTTCTAGAATAGTCGGATAGATTCTTTTTAAATATATCCAAATCCTTCTCTAACTTATCCTCTAAAGTAAGTCCATTTTCAGTTTTAGAAAGTGGAGCTACGTACTCAGGCTTAGTGCTGTCCTTTTCTTCAGCTTTTTCTTTATCTGTTAGCTTCTTGTAAAGATACTCCCCTGCCCCTGCGTTGAAATATTTTCCGTATTCACCATTAGGGGCTAAAGAGGCATCTTGTGTTTTGATAGCACTTTCCGCCTGCTGCAACTCAATCTGCTTGTTCTTTATTTTCCTATTTACTAAAGCACTACCTTTGTTGCCAAAGAAATCCTGAGTACCTTCTGCATACTCTTTATCTCTTTCCTTTTCGAGGTCAGCTAGTTCTCTTCTAATCTGTACAGTTTTAAGTACGTTTGAGTTGTAGCTATCTACATCCCTGCGTATTTCTTTATCCCGCTCTTCATTCATTCTTCTAATAGCGGAGGTAATATCATCGTACTTAAGTTTCTTAGCGTCTAGCTCCTTGAAAAAAGTAGGGTATAGATTTATAAGTTCCTGTATTTTCTTTCTGCTCTTCTCCTGTACTTTAACAGTTCCATCTTCTGCAAGGTTGTTTTTGTCTACTAACCCTAAGATAGTGTACAAGGCATCCGCTTTGCGCTGATACTCAGCTGAGTTCTCGGCCATCTTAGTAGTGCTTGCCTCGATCTCTCTAGCGGTTTTGTTTGCTGCTTCTCCTATCTCTTTTATAATAAACAGAACTCCGCCCAGGGTTAATGAAACAGCCGCTATAATAGGGTGGCTATACAAAGTCCAGAAAAGGGCGGCGATAGCAGTAGTCATAGCAGTAGCGTGAACTACCATTTCTCCAGTTCCTGTTCTAAAACCTACAAGCAAGTCTTGCATCTTGGTGCCAATTGACCTGAATGATTCACCTAGCCCAGAAAGTAGAGAGTTAATCGTTGTTACTAACTCACTACGGAGCACGTTTAGTTGGGCATGAAATCCCTTCATGGACTCATTCCACGCAACGGCTGCAGCGTTAGTATTGGTTATACGCTTTTCCATTAATTCTAGTTTTTCAGAACCTGCCTGTACCAGCGTAGCAAATCCTCTGCCTACCCTAGCTTCTAAAGCCTGGAATATGTGCTCTACCTCTACTCCCTTCTTTCCAGTTCTACTTACCGCATCCTCAAACGTTTTTACTATTTGAACCATAGTATGAGTTTTCGGAGATATATCTTTTGCTGCTATATTATACTCTTTAAGAAGTTGGTTAAACTTAGGAGTCGGCGCGGCTAGTCTAGTCATGAACTGAGACATAGACGTACCTATAGTGCTGGCCTTAATCCCCTGATTAGCCATAGTTGCGATTAACGCAGTTGTTTCTTCTATAGACTTCCCAAACAACGCCGACTGGTTGGCTAAGTAGTTAAAGGAGGTAGAAAGATCCCCTACTTCTAGTTTAGAAGCGTTAAGAGCAGCAGTAAGAATATTGGTTATCTTTGTGCTATCCTTGGCTTCTATCTTCCACACGTTCATAGCTGTAGTTAATACTTGGCTAGCTTGCCGCGCAGTTGAGCCTGTGCCTGTGGCAAAGAAGTCTGCCGCCCTTGCTACCTCTGGAATGTCCTTTGATTCGACGCCAGACTGTGCCAGCATCTTCATAGATTCCATTACTTGAGCAGCAGAGAATTTAGAATGTGTAGAAATTTGAAGAGCAGCTTCTGATAATTTAGCCATTTGGCTATTAGAAGCGTTAGCAATAGCAGCAGTGTCATGAAGAGCCTGATTAAAATCTGTTACTGACCGATAGGCAGTTTGAAACTCTCCAGATATTAAGAACAGTACTTTCCTGATTGAGTAGAACTCTATAAGTCTAGTGGTAAGCTTAGAAAACATATCGTTCATAGCTTTTCCACTTTTGGTTATTTGTACTAGCTCTCCGTTAACCATACGCAAGCCTTGCTTGGCTAACGACTGCATGAAGTGGTCGGCTTGCTTAGCTTGAGTGGCCATATCTTTGGCCCAAGGCCCAGACAGATCCACTGATGCACTAGAGTTACCAGATTTTGACCTAGCAGATTCTGCGAATATTTGATTCGCATAGTTTACGCTAGCCTTGTGCTCAGCCCAAGCTCGGCGAGTCATAGCCACTTCTTCTGCTGCGGCTGCTTTTGTGGCTGCGCGCCTCTTATCAGTTTCTTCTTTTAGTACTTTAGTCTTTTCTGCTTCAGCTTCTTTGAATATCTGTTTGGCCCTAACTATATCAGCTTGGTACTCGGCCCATACTTTTTTATTAAAGGCGGCCTCTTGATCTGCCGCAGCTTTAGCGGTAGCCTTTTTTTCATCAGCAGACTGCTTGAATATTTGGTTTGCCCTAGCAATATCCGCACGATACTCAGCCCATACTCTCTTGTCAAAAGCGCCGTTATCTGACGTGCCAACTTTAGCCATAGCAGCAGTTACTTTAGCTTGGTCTGCTAAAAGCTGGTCCTGTATCTTCTTAGTTTCCTTAGCAAGCTTTTCTCTTAGCCTGGATGTTTCAGTATATAGTTTAGTCTCTTGGTCTACGCTAAGCTTAACAAACCGCTCTACTTGCTGAGTATTGTACATCTCCTTAAGGCGCTCTTTTAAAGCGTCAGCCGTACCGCCCCAGACTTTACGCAGAGATTCTACCTGATCGGTAGTTACCTTAAAGCCAGCGTTTACTTTATTAACATCACCTGATATCTTCGATAAATCTATAGCCTTTACAGCTTTTTCTATCCTAGCTATAGCTTCGTTAAATTTATCAGATATCTTAAGTTCTAACTCTATCCCTAAACGCTCATTGGCTCCGGCCATTGTAACTCTCCTATATAAAAACTAAAAATGGTGGGTCAAGACTCGGCTTTACCCAGTTCAACCCACCACTTATTAACTACTCTCATTATTTCCATAGATTGAATCAAAATCCGCGCCTAACATAGCTCTTAGATTCGCTTCCTGCTCCGCGGTCATTTCCTCTATGCCTTCTCCAGTATCTACCCCTACCTGTTCGTCAGAACTTTTCCCACCAAGAGCAGC